TTAGAGGACGGTGGATACGATTTATACACCGATACCCAAACTCCTACCGGTAGCGTGTTGTCACTATCTACTTATAACGCACGAATGGCTTCCGAAATAGCGTATGCTAAGGCACTTTGCCAAAAGCATGCGATTCCTATGTTAAAAGGAATAGGTCCCTTCAACAGGGATTACACTCTATTTCGTAACCTCGTGGAGTTACGTGATCTTCCTAGAAGTGTTCTTTCATTAAAAGACACCCTGGGTCGATTGCGAACTCTCTATACTTCCTTATCCTCTTCGCCAAAGCTGAGAAAGATTGTTTTCGATCTCAAGCAGACATCGAAGGATATTCCGAATGAATATCTAAGTTTTCATTTCGGATGGAAGCAGACGTATAAGGATATAGTTGACTTGTTGGAAGCCCCAAATAAGATAGCCAAGAGAACGAATTTCTTGATATCTCGTTCAGGGAAACCAACAACTTTTCGGTCGACTCGTACTTTCGAGTCGGCAGAATCGGACGTCTCGGGCTTCGAGTACGACATATCTGGACTGGAATACGGATATCCGTTTGCCAAATCCAGGCTTGAGAGAAGTTCGACGCTGCGTTTAGTTATGAACGCAACGTTTGACTTCCCTGGGGCTAATGTGCCGAACTTCAAGAGAGATGATTTTCTCTCACGAATGGGAGTCGTGCCTCGTATCACGGACCTTTACAATTTGGTTCCGTGGACTTGGCTCGTAGACTGGTTTACTGGTCTTGGTCAATATGTCGAATTAATCGACAATATTAATCATGACAATTCACTAGTCAACTGGGGTATGATAACCTGTGTTTCCAAAGGTCGTCTTATCACAGATTTCCACTCGAAGTCAAACATGGTTACATCTGTCTATACGAACCCTGGGTCAATTATCACTACAGAAGTACGTGATAATTATCACCAGAGCGTAATGGACTTTACGTGTCAAACACGTAGTGATGTAGCCGGTGTGCTTGATGTGAAACGAACTTCTGTCCCGTCAAGTCTGACGGCTTACCAGAAGTCAATACTCGGTGCGTTGTTAGCACAGCGTACTGTTGGTTCCAGGGCGAACTCATTCCGAGTTCGTTCCTAAAATTTATTTCACAAGGAGACGTCTATGCTCGTCGATCCAGTCACTGTTCTCGCAGCTGCCCCGACTCCCCAGCTTGTCTTGACTATTGTCAAGCAAGATGGGTACGGGAGCGAACGAACGGACACTGGTGGCAACGGTTATACCGTTGTTACCAACCATTCGAAGCCTAAGGGAGGTGGAGATCGCCACTACGTCCAAATGACGCAGACGGTGAACGCTACTGACCCTTACAGCGGCGCGGTACGGAAAGTAACTGCTTCCGTATCCATCGCTATCTCACGCCCGAGTATTGGGTTTACTGACGCGGCTATGGTAGCCTTGGCAGTAGCCCTTCGGGACTACGTGTGGGATAGTGAAGTGACACCCGCCAAACTTATCCAGTTTCAGTCGTAATCATCTTGATAGTTGCTCATCATGAACAACTGGGATGGTTACTATGCTGATCTTCGGATTGCTTTTCTTTGTCGTGCTGTCATTTCCCTTGGCATGCTTAGCATTCTTGCTAGTATGTTGGGGGGCTGTTCAGCTGATAAAGACAGGTCGCGTGCTATTGACCTGGGCGTTAAGGGGTCATATACCCCTGGAGAGATGAGCTCGACTCGGAATCAACCACCTCAAGGAGGTATTGATGAAAAGTCCGGTTCTACTCCTACGAAGCCTCTGGAATGATATCCAACGGCTGAATCCTGATGTGAAAGGCCTCGATCGTGATGTCATTACGATCGAGAAGAGGTTCGAAAACGAAGGCTATGGTTTCCTAACCATAGCTTTACCTACTCTTGGCGAGTCCCTTGTTCAAGGTCTCTCCTTAGGTAGGTTCACCTGCCCCGATGGCTTTAAAACCGTCAAAGGGGGAACAATCCCGAGATTTCTCTCTGGTATGTTCTGTGAAGTATTCGAACCACTCACCGGGGTACTTAAAGAGGATGCTGACGTAGGCATCATAAAGTGTCTTAGAGAAGCACTTTGGCTCTTTAAGAAAACTCAGATGCCGAGCGCTGAAGAACAAGTTCTTCACCGTAAGGCTGTTGCTGAGTTTTTCCGATGTGATGCTGTAGCTGGAAAGGTAATTATACCAGACCGGCATGATCATCTTATTGGACTCGTGTCTAAACTCGTTCTTTCAGGACTTAGTTCTGTCCCGTTAGATGAAATCGAGTTTAAACATGGCCCAGGTGCCGTTTTTGAGGGATTGAAGGCCAACCAGAAGTGGTTGGCTTTGACAGATTCAGTTAAGAACGCTGAATTTGACGTTGATAGTTATGGCTATGCTGATTTCGGTGTTAGCCTCTCTGATCTTTCGGAGAGGACCGTCATCACACAGTCGGACGATCAACCTACCCTCTTTGACGGGGCTTCTAGACGCACTGCAAGACTAGTCACTGTGCCGAAGAATTCGACATCGCGACGAACAATTACTGTGGAACCCATGGTGAATCAATTTATTCAACAGGGTCTTAACATCGTACTCCGGGATCAAATTACCCGTTGTAAGGTGCTCAGCAATTGTCTTGCACTTACCGACCAAACCAAGAATCAACAACTTGCTTTGGAAGGCTCCCTAACCGGTAAATGGGCAACCATCGACTTGAAATCGGCGTCTGATCTTCTCAGCGTAAAGCTGGTCGAATCATGCTTCCGAGGTCATGGTCTTTTCTTAGACCATATGATGGATTGCCGTTCAACTGACATCGAGTCCGATTATATGAGCGGACAGGTGTTAGCTAAATTTGCCGGCATGGGTAACGCATTAACTTTCCCGGTACAGAGTATCTGCTTTGCAATTGTATGCATCGCAGCTATTCTTGATCAGTGGGGTTTAAAGCCCACGTACGCGAGAGTTATGCGCGCGTCTAGGCAAATTCGGGTTTATGGTGATGACATCATCATCAATTCCGAATTTGCTCATCAGTGTGTGGACTGGCTTGAGGCGGTTGGACTAAAAATCAACCGCAACAAGAGCTTCCTCGAAGGAAACTTCCGGGAAAGCTGCGGGGTCGATGCATGGAAGGGAGTCGACGTGACTCCTCTTTATGTACGAACCCGTCCAGATGACTTGTCAACAGAGCCTAGTTCTATAGGAGGTCTCGTATCGACCAGCAATCAAGCTTGGTTGCGTGGTCTTTACGATTTCTCCGCCACGCTTGCTCGTGAAGTTGAAGAGCGATTAGGATGTGCTCTTCCTCTTGTGGGGCAGGCGAGTGGTGGACTAGGGTGGCATAGTCGTCTTGACGCGATGGAACCGACTCGTTGGAACCGTCGCATACAAGCGTTCGAAACTCGAACGTTTGTACTGAAACCGCTGAAAAGGCGGGATCGGTTAGATGGCTATGCTGCACTCCTCAAGTTTTATCATGTTCCTCTACTAGGTAGAGGGCGTGATCACCTTGAGAAGTCTCCTATCCGATATAAACTTCGGATAGCGTTGACTTGGGTGCCTACTTACGTAGGTTAAATCCTCCAGCTACATTGCTAGAGGTCAGAGATGGCACATATGACTCGTTGAATCAAGAATTGATTCTTATAGTTGGTATTTAACCTCCTATATCGAGCATACGCTTGATATCCCTCTG